GGATGTTCGACTTCGAGACGCTGCCCGAGTCGGCGCGTCGCTACATCACCGTGAAAGCGGCCACGCAGTTCCAGGCGCAGTTCCAGGGCAGCGAGCAGTCCTACGGGTTCACCCAGGACGACGAGCGTTTCGCACTGGCAGTCCTCGCCGACGAGGAGCGCGCATACGAGCCGAAGGGCAACATGTTCAATGACGGCGCTGAAGTGTCCGAGGTCTGGACGCGCTGATGCCTCTGACCTCTGGAACCATCCCGTCGATGATTGGCGGGGTCTCTCAGCAGGACGCCTCTGTTCGCCTGATGTCGCAGATCGAAGATGCACTGAACTGCGATCTCTCCCCTGCACGCGGCGCCGGCCCACGCCCGCCCGCGCAGTTCGTGAACGTGCTTGGTTCGGACATCCCGGACAACGCGTTCTTCCACAGCATCATCCGGGACTCTCGCGAACGCTACATCGTCGCGATCTACCCCGGCAGGGTTCGTGTGTTCAACCACGAGACCGGCAAGGAGTACGTGGTCATCACTGACCAGCCGTCCCTGTCGTACCTAACGACCCAGCAGAACCCTTGGGAGTCCCTTCGGGCCGTTACGGTCGATGACTACACCTTCATCGTCAATCGCGATGTACGTGTGGCAATGGCAGCTACGCTGACCCCCGGCAGTGTCGTGGGTTCCGTGCAGACCTTTGAAGACCTCCCGAAAGTCACCGACCATTACGACCGTATCGGCTCCATCTACGAAGTCCGTGGTGACTCGCAGAACTCCTTCGACAACTACTTCGTGCAGATGGAATCCACGATGGTGTGGCGTGAGGTTCCCTGTCCGGGACAGAAGGGCACCCTCGACAAGACCACGATGCCTCACGGTCTCAAGCGCGTTCCTGACTCCATCAACCCGGATGGCTTCTACTTCACCTACGGCCCGCTGGACTACGACACTCGCTATGCGGGTGACGATGACTCCAGTCCCGCACCGTCCATCGTCGGGCAGCGCCTGGGTGACGTGTTCTTCCATCGGGATCGTCTAGGTCTCGTGGCGAGCGCCGGTAATGTCGTGATGTCCGAGATCGGGCACTACTTCAACTTCTGGCGTACCACGGTCACCTCGCTGCTGGACTCCGACGTGATCGACGTGAACGCGCCCACCGAGGGCGTGGCGGAGATGCTGCATGTCTGTGCCTATCAGAAGGCGCTGATGATCTTCGCGTCCGGCAAGACCTCGATGTTCCAGCTCACCGGCACGCCCACGCTGACACCGAAGACGGTGAAGATTGATCCGGTCACCACCTATGGTGTGTCGCCGACAATCAAGCCCTTGCTGGCAGCGAGCAGCCTGTTCTTCGTGGACGACAACGCCGCGAAGCCCTGGAGCACGGTTCGGGAATACTTCGTCTCCGACGACACCGTGACGCCCGAGGCGGCCAACATCACCGCGCACGTTCCCGCCTACGTCCCTGGGAAGACTCGCTGCATGGAAGCGGCCAGCGACGCCGACATGCTGTTCCTCGCTCACCAGTCGCCCGCAGGGCCGCAGGTGTTCGTCCACCAGTACAAGTGGCAAGGCGATGAGAAGCAGCAGTCCGCATGGCACCCATGGAACCTTGTGGGCACCGGAGCGGTAGTTCATATGCACGCCATCGGCACCGATCTCTACCTCGTGACCAAAGCACCGGGCGGTGGTGTGGAGCTGCTGAAGATGGACTTGGGGAACTCCCCGACGTACCCGCTGATCTCCAGCGCGTTCGACATTCACCTCGACCGGCGTCAGGCGGCGCAGCCTGTGTATCAGGCATTCGGTAACTACACCGACATCACCGTCCCTCTCGTGCTTCCGACCCTCACGGCCCTCACTGTCCTCAAGACAACTGACTGGCCCTCATCGGGCACGTACCTCGACCTTCGCAGTGCAACGCTGGTGAATGGTGGGCAGACGATCCGTCTTCCTGGTCGAGTGGACACTGGACGTGTCGTCGTGGGCTACCGATACAACCGCAGCGTCACGCTGAGTCAGCAGTTCACGCGAGATCAGAACAACGTAGCGAAGCTGATAGGCCGTTTGCAGATCAAGCGGATGACTGTGCGGTTCAACGATACGGCGTTCTTCAAGACCCAGGTGACCCCCAAAGGTCGCAACACGGCTACCGATTCGATGGTGCCGCAACTGGAGAGTACGTTCGCCGCCCGCTCCGCTGGTGACGCTGCGTTCCTCACCAACACCCCGCAGGTTCAATCGGGCACCTACAGCTTCCTCGTGGCCTCGCGCTCCGACCAAGTGAACGTGTCCTTCGTCACCGACTCGCCCTACCCCGCATGGTTCCAATCGGTTCAGTGGGAGGGCCTCTACACCAGCAAGGTACAGCAATGACCCTGACGATCCACGCGCCCACACCCGAGGCGCTCAAGCAGATAGCCGAACGTATGTGCGCGGAGGATCGTGCAGAGATTGAAGCAAGCCGTGGTGGTGATCCCCTGGATGTCCTGACGGAATCCGTGGGGGCCAGTAGAGAGTCATACGTCGCATGGTGGGACGGCAAGCCGCAAGCAATCTTCGGTGTTGCCGACTTAACCTACGACACAGATCACGGCGTTCCCTGGATGCTCTCCACGGGAGCGCCGCCTGCGCGTCTCGCACGCCAGTTCATCGCTACATCCCGGAAGTACGTGGCCGAGTGGCTACCGATGTACGTCCGCCTTTTCAACATGGTCGATCTGCGGCACCTCCGCGCTCAGCGGTGGCTGCTGTCTCTCGGCTTCCATGCCGCACGGGTGCATGACATCCACGGCTATCCCTTCATCGAGTTCGAGGCTTCACCCAACTAACATGTGCTACGTCGCCATTCCGTACATCGTCATGGCCGTTGCCGCAATCGGCACCGCCGCCTATGCCGCTAACCAATCGAAGATCGCTACCGAGCGACAGATGAAGTTTCAGCAGGAGCAGACCGATCAGGGTGCTCAAGCTCAGACTGACGACCGCCTCAAGGCGGCTCGTGAACAGCGCGCAGCAGCGCGTGCAGCATCCGCAGAGTCGGGTGCATCCGGCAACTCCACCGACGCGATTATGAACGACATCATGATGCAGTCGGGCCGTGACGTATCACGCATCGAGAAGAACCGCGAGAACGGCCAGCTCGAAACATCGCAGCAGGCGCGCAGCCGTTACTCCGAAATCAACGGTCAGCTCATCTCAAGTGTGGGCAGTTCCGGCGCTAGCGCCTACTCGGGCTACAGCGCGAAGACCGCTACTCCGACCATCCCGACCAACGCTCAACCCACCAAGACCTAACCCATGAGGAACCTACATGCCTCGCTATGAAGCACAACGCATCACCTCGCGACCGGCCGTAGATTCCTCGCAGTCCGCGAACATCGCCCTACCCGTACAGGCTGACTTGAACGCTGTACGCGGTCAGGGCAGCGCGATGTGGGCAGTCAGTGCTGCCTTGGGCAACGTGCTTGCCGACAAGTCACAGAAGGATCAGCGCGTCGCCGCGCAGCGCCAAGCACAAGCCGATGACGATGCGCGCCAGTCCGAAAGTAAGCAGGGCGCAGCGAAGGCCGCCGATCACGAGATCAACGGAACAAACCAATCCGAGTGGCTCGACAAGGCAAGCAAGATCGCGAAGCAGAGCTATGAGGAGACTGACGGTATCAATGCTGTCAGCAAGTTTCACGCACAGCTTCAGGAGCCACTAGCTAAGCTCGAACCCGGTGTGGACATCGACGCGTTCGTGAAGCAGCACGCTGAGCAATTCATCGCCGACAACGGACTGAAGGACGGAACACGCGACACCTTCATGGTGGGCCTCGCCAAGTCCCAGGACGACATCAAGCAGGCGTACCTCAAGCAGTCAATCAAAGAGTCGATGAAGCGCGAGGAGGACGGTGCGTCCGCCCTGCTGGTCGATGGTCTGACCAAGGGCAACATGGCGACACCCGAGGGCTACGCTCAGTGGCGCGCTTACAACGCCAGCAAGGGTATGTCCGACGACGAGATGGACAACATCGCGGTTAGCGCGGTGAAGGCGTCCCTCGCGTCCGGCGACATCGACATCTCCAAGGGCATGTCCATTCTCCAGACATCGACCGGCAACGGCCGTCCCGTGCTGGCCGACATCCCGGAACACAAGGAAGAACTTCAGCTTGCCGCCAAGCGCGGACAGGCTGTGCAGGACGACCGTGCGAAAGCTGCGCGCTACGACCAGGAAGTGCAGGACACCGTGCAGGTGGACGCGCTGGCCCAAAAGGGAATCCTGGGGAACGCCCGTGCGCTCGCATGGGGCAAGGCCAACGACAAGTCGGCCGCCGAGGTCGCCGCGAAGATCAACTCGTCCCGTGAAGCGCGTGAGCGTCTATCGGACAAGATGGCGAAGGAGCAGCGTCAGCGTGACGCGATGATCCTATGGAACAACCACGATCCCCTCAGTGAGAATCGTGCGGGCTTCTCCGCCGACGAGATCGCCAAGGCTGGCGACACCACGTTCACCGCAGCTCTCCAGTCCGGTGACGCGACGCAGGTAGCTGCCGTCGTGGATCACGCCATGCGGAGCGGTGCTCCCATCCCTGCCCTCAAGGGAATCCTGTCGAGCACTCTCGATCCCAGCAATCCCCAGCAGGCCACGCAGTACGCGCAGCTTGTGGATCGGATGTTCAGCATGTCCCCCGCTCGCGCATCGGCGGAGCTGGATAGCGGTGCTCTCGCTCGCTACACGCAATACAAGCAGGCGAAGCTCCTGGGCGCCGACGACACGCAAGCGTGGTCGAAGGTAAAGATGGGAACGAACCTGGATTCCGAGACGATCACGAAGAACGTCACCGAAGCGATGAAGCTGGTTGCCAAGGATGCCCCGAAGGACTTCCCTTCGGATCACTTCTGGCAGTCCAACACTCCCATCGCGAACATGGGTGAACTCGACACGGCCTATCGCCTCTCCGTCAAGGACATGGTGGAAGCCGGCGCTGCACCCGACGTGGCCGCCAAGGCCGCACTGACTCGTGTGCAGTCCTCCTACATCCGCGTGGGCGACCGCATGGTGCGCAACTACGGCACGGGCGACGGCATGGACAAGCAGACCAGCGAAGCCATGACTGAAGCCAGCAACATGTGGAAGGGCAAGCTCGTCGAGAAGAACGTGGTCGGCAAGGATGACCCGGTGATGTTTGCTCCGATCCCCGGCGCACCGAACACCTGGCGGCTGACCTACTTCGCTGCTGGCGGTGTTCCGCTTCCCGTGACCCACGAGGTCACGAAGGTCGGCGACGACGGCAAGGAGCACACCAGCACCGAGTTCGTCGATGTCGTCCCTTCAGCCGCCCGCGTGAACTATGCGGCCTGGAAGAAACAGGAGGACGCCAAGAAGGTCACGGCGGAGCAGTTCGCCAAGAGCAACGGCACGACCATCCCGGATGGTGGCCTGACCCCTGCGAACGTCGCCAAGATCAACGCGGCCATGAAGCAGTCCGACGAGAACTGGTCGAAGCCTGCGGCTACTGAACTCCAAGAGTTCGGCAAGAAGAACTGGCTCGACCCGGCCAACGTCGCGAAGCGCACGAAGGTCTCCACGTTCGTCAACGATCCATCCAACCACCTGCAGTCCTTCTCGGACTTCATCACCAGCAACCACTAACGAGGTACACCTGTGGACACACTACCGAGCATGTACGCTCGCGAGGGGCAACCAAACCTCGCCCTGCCGTCCGCAGGTGTTACCCAGCTGGACGCACAGGCCCGCACGGACGCGGCCACGGAACAGAAGACCAAGGATGCGACGACCTTCACCGACCTCATCGGTGCCAAGATCGTCCAGGGGCCTATCGCATGGGCCGACAGGGCACTACAGGAACAGGGCGTCCCTCGTGATCCCGACTTCTACGGTGCAGCACTACAGCCGGTCATTGATGACTGGCGCAAGGCGGGCCTTGAGCATCAGATGGAACTGCTGGAGCGTGCAACGTCTCCCGCACATGCTGAACTCCTCAAGGGCTTCGCAATCCAGAACAAGATGGCGCAGGAAGATTCGGCTCGCTCCGGTCTCCTGTCCAACCTCGCAGCAGGCGCACTCGATCCCTCCATGTTCGCCATCGGTGCCCTCTCGGGTGGCGCTGGTTACTCCGCGAACGCGGGACGCTTGGCGAACGCTGTGCGTGCCGGCGTCGTCGGCGCAGGTATCAACATGGGCACCGAGGGCCTCGCCTCACAGTACGACCCCGAGATCGACACGGGCCACCTGGTCACCGCAGGGGCCTTTGGGTTCCTTGCGGGTGGCGCCTTTGGGTTCCGCACGGGTGAGCTGGCCGATCTCGCACATGGCACCAACAAGCTGGTGCGTGACTCACTCAATCGCACAGAGCAGCGCGCGGCCGGCAACACTGCCGACAGCATGGGCGCAGCGCGCGTCGATGGCTCCGTAGTCAACACGCTCGACGGCCCCGCCGTGGGCACACCGGAGTGGCAGCAGAACATCCTCGACGAGTCCTACGCGAACACCGCACGCGCCGCCTTCACCGGCAGCGGCAAGGGTGCGCCCAAGTGGCTTCCGAAGTGGATGGCGAACATGACCATCCGCCGTGACCTTGCTGGCCGATTGGCCGGCAGCGACTCAGCCGCAGTCCGTAACGAGGGCAGCAAGCTCCTGCGGGACAGCGTGGGCAACACAGATCGCAGCGTGGCTACCAAGTTCACCGCAGCCGAAGAATCGGAGCTGATGGATCAGACGATCCACGCGGCGTACCGCAAGGGCGTCGAGGGTGAGTGGTCGAAGTTCTCCGCCTCCTCGGGCGTCAAGGGCGACGTAGCTCGTGGTCAGTTCAATGAGTCGGTCGGCTATCACATCCGTGGCGTAGCTCAGGACATGTCGCCCGAAGTGCAGGCAACCGCGGATCACGCTGCTGCTGCCTTCAAGACAATGAATGACGAGCTGCGCGCGGCCGGCGTCCCCGGCTTCGAGAAGGAACTCCCGACCAAGGGCTACCTGCCCCGCATCTTCTCCGCGAAGGGCTACACCGATCTCAATGGCTCCAAGGGACTCTCGTTCGAGAACCTGCGCGACAACCTGGTCAAGCCAGCGATGCGCAGTGAGTGGGTGAAGAACCTACCGGACGGCGAGAAGGTCAATGAAGACCTCTTGCACGAAGTCAGCAACGCTTGGCTCAAGCGTGGGTACGACAAGGCTATGGGCGGCGCAGCCGACCTTCATGGCACGCTGAACCGCGCAGACGCCGGTAGTGTCCGTGACCTACTGACGGAAGCTGGCGTGGATGTGCAACGCATCGACGCGCTCGTAGGCAAGCTGGAGAAGGACGCGGCCGGTAAGGCCATGCACTCACGCGCGAAGTCGCGCATCGACATGGACGAGTCCTTCGGCGCAACGCTGAAGGATGATCTCGGCAACGAGCACAAGGTGAACCTCGCTGATCTCCTGGAGAACAACGTGGACAAGCTGGTGCCCGAATACATCCGCGAGATGTCCGGCTGGGCCGCGCTGAAGAAGCACGCCAACATCGTCACCCAAGCGGAGCTGGATAAGTACAAGGCGTTCCTTTTGCAGCAGAGCAAGCAAGCCGGCGACAGCGATATGTCCCGTGCACTCGACATCACGTTCAACTCGATCCTGGGCAAGTCCACGACAGACGCACCTCACTCCGCATGGACTCGCGGTTCCCGCTTGGCTCGCGGGTGGAACTTCCTGACCTCAATGGGCCAAGTGGGCTTCACGATGCTGGAGAGTGTGGGTGGCACGCTGGGCGCTGTGGGTTTCCGCAACGCACTGAAGGCCGCACCGGCAGCGGTGGATATGGTGCGCAACATGCGTACCGGCAAGTTCTCAACCGACGAAGCTCGCTTCATCTCGGAGCTGTCCGGGTTCGGCACTGACTTCATCCGCAACCAGCCGCACCTGCGCCTGGACTCCGTGGGCGAGTCTGTATGGAACAACGAGAAGGCTGTGGGCAAAGCCCTCAACAAGCTCGACCAGGGTGAGCAGTACGCCCAACGCGCGATGTCTGTGGTCTCCGGTATTGCACCGATGGTGCAGTTCAACCAGGGCCTCGCCGGCACCGGCATCACCAGCTATATGATCGACCTAGCCAATCGCGCGTCGATCTCCGAGAGCGTGGTGAATCGCCTACGCGCTGGTGGCCTGGACGCTGCTGACCAAGCTCGTCTCTTTGGGAACCTCAAGGGAATGAAGGGCGTCAAGGACATCGCTAAGTCCTGGGACAAGTGGTCGCCGGATGACAAGCGTCTCCTCGCACTGTTCGTACACCGCAACGCGCGGCGTTACCTCGGTGAAGGCGGAGTCGGCGACACCATCCAGCTCATGCACTCAGCGACCGGCCGCATCTTCACTCAGTTCCGTACCTTCCAGACCAACTCGTACACCTCGGTGCTCTTGCACGGGCTGCACATGCGTGACTGGCAGACGGCGCAGATGTGGATGGGTTCCACGCTGTTCGCTGGTATCGGCATGGCCGCTCGTAACTACGTCAACACCATCGGTGATCCTGAGAAGCGGGAGATGCTGATGACGATGGATACGATTGGCAAGCAGGCGTTCCAGCAGTCGAGCTACTCCTCGATCCTACCTTTCATGGTGGACACCGTTGCACACGACATGGGTCTGAAGAAGGCCCTCGGTGGCGATGACACTCCTGTGTTCGCCTATGGCCGCTCCACGGGCCTGGACTCCGGTGTGCAGGGCATCCCCTCGTTGGCAACTGGACGTGCCCTGTGGGGCCTTCCGAAGCTCGCGGTGACCGCACTCGATCCGCACGCAAACGTCACTCAGAAGCAAGCCAAGGATGCGATGTCGCTCCTGTGGTTCCAGAACGTCACTGGCGTTCGTAACGGTCTCTCGTGGGCAGCTTCTCAGCTCCCGAAGGGCGACAATCCCTAACTCTCTGGAGACACATGAACCCACTGGCTCGTGGCTACTCCTTCGTGATGTACCTCGCGGAGTCAGCGGTCACGTACACCATCCCCTTCCCCTACTTGCACACCGAGGACATCCGGGTGTTCGCAGGGGATGTGGGGGATGCTGTGGAGCAGTCCTTCACCTGGACTGGCCCCACCACAATTCAACTGGCTGATGAGGTTCCCACGGGAATCCTCGTGACCATTCGCAGGTTCACTCCGCGCGACAGGAACCTTGTCGTCGTCGAAGACGGCACGCAGCTACCTGCCCGCGACTTGAACCTCAATAGCACCCAGCTCCTCTACATCATCCAGGAGCAGCTCGACTTCGGCACCTATGGTGCTGGCGGTCTCCCTGGTGGTGGTTCCGGCTGGCCCGGTCAAGGCGATCAGCCTTCCCTACCGATCCAGCAGATCATCGACGCGATCATGCAGTCGCCCATCATGGGCATCCTGGTGACCAAGCTCGACGACATCGACAACACTGCCGAGACCATGCTGGAAGAACTCCTCCGCAGCGATCAGACGTTCGATGAGCGCCGGAAGCTCGAAGGACGCATCGCTACCGCAGAGACCAGCCTGACCGCGCTGGTGGACGACAAGCAGTCCGTCGCCACGCAGATCACTGAGCTGTTCGCCAAGTTCGACGACTCAGCTTCGCAGTTCATCCAGGTCAATCAGGCCATCGCTACGGAGACCGAGGCGCGCACCACGTCCGCCACGCAGCTCAGCGCGGCCATCAAGGACAGCCTCGCTCAGATCACTGACGTGAAGCAGACGATTGCCACCGAGACAGAGGCACGCGCCACCGCGATCACGAAGGTCGCTGCGGACTTCGCTGCAGGTGACCAGGCGCTCTCGCAGACCATGCAGACCTCCTACGCAACGAAGGACTATGCGCAGGCCGTGGCGACCACTCAGGTCGAGGCGTTCTCCAAGGGTTCCTTCGCGAACCTTCAGCAACGCTTCGAGGCCCTGGTGGTTGGCTCTCCCGATCCCGGCGCGAACCCCGAGTGGCAAGCGAACTGGTCGGTCAAGATGAATGGTGGGAAGATCGACGGCATCCCTGTGATCGCCGGCATCGGCCTAGGCATCGACAGCAAGACTGGCTCAACCTTCACGGTCATGGCTGATCGCTTCGCGATGGTCTCTCCGACGTACACCTCCAACGGCGGTGTGCAGCAGCTCAAGTATCCCTTCGTCGTCGGCACAGTCGGCGGGGTGAGCACCGTGGGCATCGAAGGACAGCTCGTAGTCGATGGCTCGATCACGGCCAATAAGATCAGAGCGAACTCCCTGTCGGCCATCACGGCCAACCTGGGCGAAGTGAATGGCGGCACGTTCCGCACGTTCCAGCTCGACGGCAACGGCGCGATCATCAACCCAATGGAGTTCCGGTGCGAGATGACCAACAACCCTGGGGACGCCTATCCCATGTGGATCGGCGCCGGGGTGAAGAACTGGAACAACGCCGTGTTCTCTGTCGATCGTTCGGGCAACGCCAAGTTCGCCGGACAGATCACCGCTCAGAACATGATCGGCAATCTCCAGAAGTCCACGTACACGACATGGAACGGCGACATCCAAGCGAACATCGGTGGTGTCGGCCCGCAGATCACCCTGACAACCCCTGTGCTCCTTGGGGAATACCAGGTGCCTGTGCTGCACGTCGAGTGTGAGATCCACAACCCCGGCTCGAACCCCTGCACTGGCCTCATCATTCTGGAGAAGCTGGTCGGTTCAACGTGGGTAGTGATGAAGCAGCACGCCTACTACATGAACGTCTCGTCCACTGCCTACGACTCAATGATGGCCCTGGACAGTGCAGCAACCAGCGGCGTGAGCTATCGCGTCCGCATCGACGGCACCGGGCAGATTCGCCCTGACTACTTCCACGTCACGTCCATCTCAATTTACGCCCTCGGGCTGAGGTAACTATCTCCGACAACGACAACCCCGGCTATGTGTCCAACTCGACACTAGCCGCTCGCATCTCTGCACTGATCGACAAGTGGAACGGTTACAAGAACGCACTGCGCGACATGCTCACCAAGCAGACCGGCACAGTGGACATGGAGGACGGCACGGGTGCCATCGTGACCCTACCGACCTTCCCGGCCCTTCAGAAGTCCGTAGCTGCCATCACGGACGACCTGACGGGTGCTGCCGCTGCTGCCGCTGCTTCCTCATCGCAGGCTTCAGCGTTCGCATCTGCATCGCGCAATTCTGCTGCTGACTCCGCCGACGCGCGAGATGCCGCTCTCGCATCACAGGACGCCGCTGCTGCCTCTGCTGTCTCTGCGGACACCTCGGCTACCACCTCAATCACTAAGGCCGGTGAAGCGGCTGCAAGCGCGATCACGGCGGGTGCGAAAGCCACTGCTGCTGACGCCTCTGCCGTGGCCGCTGCTGGAAGCCTGAGCACTGTCAAGACGTACTCCGACAACGCAGGGTTCTCCGCGGCGGCGGCTGATTCCAGCAAGACCGCTGCGGCGGCCTCACAAGGCCTCGCGCTGCAATACGCGAATGCTCCGGTGAACTTCCAGGTCACGCCTGGAAACTACTCGGCATTCCATTGGGCAGAGCAGGCACGCCTTACCGCTGTCGGCGCGCTCATCTACCGAGGCAAGTGGTCGGCGGCTTCCGCTGCATTGCCTACCAACCCGAAGACAGGGGACTTCTACATCGTCTCCGTCGCAGGCACCGTCAGCACCGTGAAGTACGGCGTCGGCGACATGCTCGTATACGACGGTGACACTTGGGACCGCATCGACAACCAGCAGGTTGTCACGAGTGTTGCTGGTCGCACCGGCAACGTAGTCATCGGTATCTCGGACCTCGCGGGCTTACAGACCGCTCTCGATGGCAAGCAGGGTCTCTTAGGGTTCACTGCGGTCCAGCAGGGCACGGGTGTAGGCCAAAGCAGCAATCTGGTCAAGATCGGCTGGAGTGCGTCTACCGCGAAGCTGAAGCTCACCGTAGACATCACCGACATCGGCAATATCGCAACTGAGACCTGGGCCGTCGCCGCCTTCCCTCTCATCGCTGCACGCACCGTGACGACTAACACAGTGTTCGCCAGCGGTTCCCCTGGGAACATCGCGTCAATCGTCAACAACCAAAGCGTTGCTCTGACCATCGCGAATGCGAACAACACGTATGCGTCGGCGGCGATGGGCTTCCTCCGCGATGGGGCATTCGGTGCCTTCTTCGGTCTGGATACCGACAACCAGTTCAAGATCGGTGGTTGGTCTTATGGCACCAATGCGTACCGGGTGATCCACGAAGGCGTCACCAACTGGAACTGTCCCGGTCAGATGGCTGCAAACAGCCTGACCACCCAAAGTAACGGTGGTGCTTACCTCTCCGGGAATGGCAGCGGTATCCAGCACAACGGCCCTGCGTACTTCGCTAGTCAGCTTAATAGGCTCTACGCGAATGGTGGTGGCTGGTTGAACACCGTGCGCATCTTTGTCCAGGGCAGTGACCCGGGCGCCGCTGCTGGCGAGGGTGACCTGTGGATTTGGTGACCCATGATTAAGATCAGAAGCGGCGGCGCATGGCGCGACTTTGCTGGTGTGCCTGCGTGGCGTTCAGGAGGCGCGTGGCACCAGGCACAGAACATCTACCGCCGCTCTGGCGGTGGTTGGGTCAACGTGTGGGTCAACTACACACCTGTCAGTGGCTCTGTCGCTCCCACGAGCATCGCAGGCGGCGCACAAGGTCAAGCAGCATCCGGCAACGTCACCACGAACGCTACGGCGGCTTACGGTGCATATGGCGCAGGCGCCTACAGCTACACCTGGTCAATCGTCTCCGTAAGCAACGGACCTGCCCCGGTTATTACCAGCCCATACGGACAGTCCACAACCATCTCCCGTGTCGTGACTGCCGCAGTCGGCGCCGTCACCGGCGTATTGGCTTGCACCATTTCGGATGGTCGCTCGTCCTACGTCGTGTATGTGAACTACACCCTCTCCTACTCCACCCTCAAGTAACCCCATGGACAACGATACGAAACTACTCGCCACCTTGGGCGTCACCGGGGCCATCATCGGCCTCGGTAAGACCCTTGCTTCGAGCGGCCCTTCCAACTGGAAGATCGCACTCGCACGCTGCATCACCACTGCGGGCCTCAGCATGAGTGCCGCGCTGGCTGTCGTCATCTTCCCCACGTTGTCCTTCACGGCCCATGTGGGTCTCGCGGCGGCTCTGGCTTCGCTGGGTACGTCTGCGCTGGAGCGCCTATTCGCGCGCTTCCTGGGCGGCTCCGGTGGCAGCTAGTAAGGAAGCTCTCGAAACCCTGCACTCCGCTATTGCCAACAAGCTCACCGATGCAATCGAGAGCATGGAAGCGGATACCAAAGGTCTCGCTGCAATCCTCAACGTCGCCCGACAATTCGTGAAGGACAACGGAATCGAAGCCGTCATCGTCCCCGGCAGTCCCGCTGGCAAGCTGGCGGACAAGCTCAAGGAGTTCCCCTTCGACGCAAGCTCTGACCGGAGCCATTGAGCGAGCCACATCCGTTCGAGGACTTCCGTAACTTTGTCTATCACATCTGGCAGCAGCTCGGCCTTCCCCCGCCGACTGCTGTTCAGTACGACATCGCTGCCTACCTGCAATACGGCCCTCGCCGCCGCGTCATCGAAGCCTTCCGAGGCATCGGGAAATCCTGGATCACCGCAGCGTATGTCTGCTGGCTCCTGTGGAAAGACGCGCAAC